GTGGGTAAAAGTGCGCAAGCACCTTACTACATATGTATATATTTTGAGACCCTACATATGTAAGGCCTCGAAAGGTGCCGTAATTCGCTACGCGGCGTGTAACGAATGAGATGTGATCTCAGCAAACGCTGTTATGATTATTCAAATTATTCGCGTTAAATAATTCAAAGATTTCTGACCGAAATCTAGGTGGTGGGGTTAAAATAATAAAGTCCTGGAAACATAAGAGGTGTGAATGGCTGTGGTGTGCCTTCTCCAAAAAGGGTTTCTCTATAACCGCCTGTCGTTGGTACTGCGAAACCGGGGGTGACTACTTGGAAACCCAAGCGGGCTTCATCTGCTAATCCGGCGTAAACTTTAAGTATTACGGGTGTATTAACTGGAGTGTTAGTAGTAAAGAGAACGGTTCCTAAATCGCCTCTTGTGTCGAGAGCTCCTGGTGTAATAAAGCGTTTCGGATTCATATTGGGAAGAGTGAACTCATACGTGTACTTAATTCGATTACCTGATAATGGTGTTATATTACATGGTAAATCTACTCGCATTGTAGTCTTCAAGGAAACTCTAGTCTCTTCTATTAATCCAAGAAAACTTTCGGGAGTGGTTTTAAAAGGTGTAACGTCTGACATCATACAATAAGATCCCGGAGGCACGTATTTCAACAATGGTGTTGCTGTTGCGGATGTAGTTATTAATTCAAATCTTAAACGCACTCCTCCTGTCATGCCGTGATAAAGCTTCGAAAAGCATCCAAAACTACTATCGGTTAAGAAAATGTCTGTTACGGGATAAACAACTGTGTGTGGGGGGGTGGATTGCGTGACATAAACGTCTACGAGTTGCATTCTTCGAACAAAATCTCGAACACTAACTATTGGCTGAAAATCGATGCATCGTAAAAGCGACGAATCTGTGGTTTCTATTGTATTGTTAACGGATTCTTGATCTCCTGATTCCAACATCACATTTGCTTCTCCTGCTTGTGTAGTCATTTGTCTTGCTCTATTCATTCCATCCTGAAAATCCTTATCGTGTTTAAGTTGTGATTTCGTAAGAAACTTCGATTTCTTGTAATTAGATTTTGGTTTTAATAGTGCTAAATCTGCAGCCAACTCTTTGTTGATGGCGGATAATCTAGCTTCGGAGTTTAAGTCTACTATAGGGTCGGTACTATATCCATAAAACTGGAAGTCGTCTCCTGCTGACATGTAAACGTGAAATTCAATGGCCGTCGGAACAGCTCCACTAGTTATCAAAGGTTGTAACAAATAACCATGCACTATACCATGTTGAAGTCCATTCCACAAAGGGTCTCTAGTGCACTCTAACTGTTCGTTTTGAGCGCAAAAGGGTAATTCAATAGTCTGAATCTGCCCTCCTCCAGAAAATTCTAAAGTGTCTGTGGGCATATTGTGAACCGAATTCATATCTAAAGTTAGTGAATTGGAAGATAAACTCCCTGTGTAATCTTTAGCTACTAATATCTTGGTAAAGTGAAAATTCGTTGAAACTGCTTGTATATGTAATTTTAATGATCCTCGCCAATATCTCGTAGATTCGTAAGCTAAGCGCATAGGTGAAAAATAATTTAAATTCTGAAATTCTACCATTGGTGAAATAGGTATATTGAATAAAACTTTTCCTGTTGCTGTATTGGTGTTCACTCCGAATTTTCCTAACCATACTGGCTTGGATAATAAAAATGACATATCCATTTCGTCCTGTGCTGTGTTAAATTGATAATCTCGTACTATTCTGTCGTGCTTTCCATAAGGATCCAACTTCTCTAGCAACGAGGGTTGATCTATATTGTTTAAAAAATTGACTGCTGTTGTTATGACTCTCTTATTAATGACTGTGGAATTCGGATAATGAAAACCTGTAAAACGACGAAGGCCTCGCCGTAAGGTATCTATAAAATCTCCTGTTATCTGCTTTGCTCCGCTGGTTAATCCGTCGAAAATGTTCGTGGGAATTTGAGCTAGTTCAGACATAAATGATTGAGGTCCGTAAGTTCCTGGTGTTACTTTGGGTATGTAAAATTCTGAGTTGTCAAGTTTAACATGAATTGATATTGTTATTGTGGTTGAACCAGTAGCAGTTGTCCTCAAAGGTGAGAGAACATAAAATACTACTTTCATATAATCTGGTACGTTGTCACTTATAATTGAAGCAGGCGTTGTGGAAGTTCTATTTAGTGCGTTATTAGAATAATATGGCATTTCGACACATACTGAAGTCGACTCATTCGCATTAATAAAAGCGTGGGGAGCCATCAATAGTTGGTTGATGTGCAATTCTTGAGCATCAATTGGAACTACTGCTACTAACAATAATCCTTGATGTTGTACTGTGCCTGATGCTTGAACCATTATGCATCCATTTAATCTGTAAAGACACGATACTTCGAAAGGTACTTTAGCTGTGGTGTTGGTCATTATACTAGATGGTAAGGATAAAGCTGATAACGTAGCCCCTGCGGGATCTGTCGTGCTCCATCCTTCTACTCCTATGAGATAAGGTTTCTTGTATATACGCGAAAAATCCATCTCCATATCTTTTCTGACATTTGTAATTTTGGGTATTTCTGAATATATAAATTTAGGCTCTATAACCTCTTTTGTTCTTAAAGAGGACATATATTTGTCGCTTATAGGTGCAACAGAACCTTCGTTGTTTGTTTTGTTTTCTGCGATTATTGTTCTTTCATCCCTCTATAATCAATCGGGAATATCCATTTGTATTGTTTACGTTTTAAAATTCTAGCTCCTCAAATGGAATAAGAATTATAACTGATAATATTTCAAAACGTTGTTACCTAAAATAGGTATAATGTATGTGTGTGTATTTACAAAATAATAAGTTTAATAAATTGATCACTAATTAACACCATGAAATATCCTTAGCGGCTAATCCACAGGTAATTTTGTAACCTTCATCATCGTTGAGTATTTCTAAAACCTTGTCTCTCGAAAACAACATTATTTGGGGTGCAGTCTTTTTAATTAACTTGCAAAAGACTGAATATACTAATTCTCCATGTAAAAAAGCCTCAATTTGCATTGATTGGCATTTCCCTCGCATTACTACGTTGGCGTCTTTAGTCTTGTCTCTCCATTGTATGGTATTCATAATCGTTTCCAAAGATAATGCTCCAACCCAGCGATCTAACGCTTTGCTGTATTTAAAATCTCTCTTTAAGTAATTCAACTTTTCAAAGGGAACAGATGGTGCAAGTATCTCTGATTTATCTCCGTTGGTACATAACATTCCTAGGCTTTCGGCTACATCTTTTATAGTGAAAGCGTTAAAAATCTTCGCATACTTTCCCGAAGCACCACAAATCTTGTCGTCTCCTGTTACGTAATCAACCACTTCATATATTGCTCTGGGGTCTGTAACACCGCCTCTATGCAAAACAATAGCTGTTAAAGCTTTGTTGTATAAGCAATTCAAAAGGAAGGTCAACCAGGTGCCAGAAGGCATTCCGTGGGTTGTTCTCCAAACGGCATCATATATAAGAGCGGTACTGTTGTAAACATTCTCCATGAGGACCTGTAAAACAGGTTCATTATCTCCTCTATATTTCTTCTTAAAAACTCTCCCTACTATTTTCATAATACGGGATATCAAAGAACCGTCCCATTTCTTAAAATCTGCGTCGCATTTGACATCTGATTCATTCAACTTACGTGCTAATATATCCATATCCTTGAAGGGATTAAACCCTGCGCAAATACCTGTCTCGTGCATGTGTGCTTTAATGTGGGTGGACACATTTCCTAATATTTTCTTGCTCCACATCATGTGGGTCAATGGTACTACTCGAAAAGTTCTTGGGTCTCTAGCTTTTTCCATAAGACGTAATTCATCTTTGATACTCTCTACTCCCAACATAAATGAAATGGGAACTTCGTTAGCATGAGCTTTTGTTCTAAAATCTTCCAAGAGTTCGTATGTTATATCTAAAATCTTGCGGTTTTCGTAATCTATATACTCTGTCTTACCTACTAAAAGTCCATATCCATTGCTGGAGTCTTTATTTATTCGTGGCAAATCTTCATTACCGAATGCAACCTCATCCCATGATATTTCTCCAAATTCTGGAATCATGGTTGATATGACTTCTTCTATATACTTCTCTTCTGCATCGCTAATATCGCCTTGCGGTTTAAAAGTCTTCTTTGCTGCTTCTTCAATTACTGCAATGGGATTTTTGACTATCGGAGGTCTTTTTGATCTTAACGACCATTCCTTCATTATGTTATCTACATCCTCATTATATTTTTCGTGAAATTCAGTTGGGACAAACATTGTTTTAGCAATAGGGTATCTCTTATTGATTTCTCCTTCATCGTAGCGCAATCGTGCTCCCGATATATTTGGGACAATCTTAGTATCTATTTCAAATTCGCACTCAGGGCCATTATTAATCAACGCATTTATTTCTAACGCTATGGCTTTCGTGGGCTCTGTGCAATATCCTCCTTTGTCATCTCCTGCTGTGTGCATTCCGATTACGACGCCTGCAGCGTCTACTAACATTGAACCGCATAATCCTGCGGCTGAGATTGGTGTCTCAAATCCAGATCCTGGTGACATATAATAACTATTAAGTGCAGACGCATACGAAGTAAAACTTGGTGCGTTGCGAACGTGTATTCCTTTCAACATTTTAATGACTTTCGTTCCCATTATCATATAAATGAACGGGTTAGATGTATCCGAATCCTTAAAAAGAGTTTTAAATTTCTTATATAAAGGTGGAAAATCAATAAATTTGTAAACGGCAATGTCGCATGTCAAATACTCTTTTACGAGTTCAACTTTAACTTTTTCTGCTTCTACGTGTTTGTTGGTGTAGTGATCCCATGACTGGTAAAGGTCGATATATAAACCGCGCAAATCATCATGGGATGGCAAAATTAAGTGCTGTCCGCTAACTATTCCGTGCGTAAACATATCACGTCCTTCAGCGTTCGTAAATTTAATAATTCTTGAATGCCGAGACAATTGTGTGATGTGGAGTGGTATATCTTCACATATCGAACCTTGTGTAACAAAATTCTTCACTCCTAATTCCCATGCTTCTATAGTAGTTTTCCACAACTCGATCGGAGTCGTGTGACTGGCTACTTGAGAGAAAAACGAGCTGTATACGTATTTCCCCAATGCAATGGTGATGGATGTGCTAATCGCAACTCCTAAAGCTGTCATATAGTCTCCTTTGACGATGCAACTAACCGCTGTAGCGGCAGTGCATGAAACTGTTAAAAAGGTACTAAGATTACTCATCCATTCTTGAACTAATTTAAATCCATGAAATCCTGTCCATAGCATATTAAGCCACGGTGAACTTTGTGCATCCACAAACTTACCTGTTATTTTAGGTCTGCTCGCGTTTAAAATTCGCTCCATTCTTTCAGTGGATAATAATGTTTCTGAGGCATTAGAATCTCTGCATGTTTCTAAAGATTTAATTAATGACATAAGCCAAATTAAGGTATCATCTCCTTCTGTTTCGTTCTTAGAAGTGACCAAATCTATCTTGGCGTTTTCGTGAATAAATTCATTCTTCCATCTCTTTTCATCTACATGATCAAACTTCTTATATGTTAAATCTTGTTTAAATTCGTCGTGGTCGGCTGACCTCTTAACGTTAACTAAATGAACCCTCCTAAATAAAGCTTCAGGAGTAGATATGCAATCTGACTTAGTAAAAGAACTAAGCGATTCAAAATTATTGGTCGTGCAAATGATAATCTTAGAATTAAAAAATTTTGTGTTCTTGTTATCCGCTTGCGCGCATGATAATGGGTATTTAATCGGTGATACGAAATTGATAATGGTTCGCCATTGGGAAATTCCCTGTTGGCCTACATCATCCATTACCATAACATCTTCATTCTTGTAATCATCATAAAAATCTTTTCCTCCTTCTACAGGAGGACATGTATGTACGTATATGCTCTTACTTTGTTTAAGTAATTGCGTTAATTGATTTACTAGAACGGTTTTACCACATCCTGGTGGTCCGTCAAAAACTATGCAAATAGGTTCTGGTCTACTAGTCGAATCATACGTTTTGGCGTATTTGACGACGTTCTCTAAAAACGCTTTCCATACTATATTGGCGTAACGATTGTTGGTGTTCGCTATATAATTTAAAAATGCTTGATCAGATTCGCAACTTATCCCTAATTCTAAGGCTTC